TCGAGGAAGCACCACTGGTCTGTAGGGTTGTATAAATCTTCTATTGCCCAATTTTCTTTTTCGTCATTTAAAGATAGAGTAGCATCTAGTATACCTGTAAGTATAGCCAGTACAACAAGCAATATGATTATTGTTATCTCTTTCATTCTGATGCCTCTTGTTCGTCAAACTGTTGTTCTAACTCTAAGTCTATTTGATGCCACCAATCAGCATCTTGTTGGTCTTGTATATCTTGATAAAATTTATCTTGGTCTAACATTTCTTTTACGTCTTTGCTGTTATGTTTTGTAGATTTGGGTTTCTGCATGATAATCTCCCTGTTGGAGTCTCGACATGATTAAACGTAGGGTGTAGTAATCCGTCTGCCCAACAAACTTTAGTTAATCCAGTTAGGTATGTGTCTCTTTCCTTTCTTGCTTCTCTGTGTTCTTGAATTAAACCCACAAACCTGTTAAGTTCGGGGTGTAACTCAATTAGAACTTCATCAGAGGTATAAAATACACCTGACTTCTTAGACTTCCATTCTTCTTTAGGAACAAACATACCTTTAAGTTCCTTAGTAAATTCCATATTCTTATATTTAATAGCACCTTTCCTTAGACCAGTTTTGTAAACTACTATGTCTCCATTTTCGTCATTTTGTATCTTAGCTTCTTTCCACTTTAATACTCCACCAAAAAGCATAGCAGATACTTGGTCATGTGAGCCAAAGTTAATACTATCCTCAAACTCTTTGCTATATTTTGTTATCTTGTTATGTTTAAATATTGCGTCTACTAACTGGCTCTCCATATACTCTATCTCTCCGTCTAGTTTCTTATGTAATCTCCAAGCGTGTACCTCATCAAATGCCATTCCATTATACTCAGCAATTATAGTAGCCATTCTAGCTCTAAGTTCATCAAACACTATTGATTTTAAACCCTCTGCATCAACCCTTGCCAGTTGTTTTTTAAATACCTGTTCAGTAACTTCAACGTCATGTTCAAGGTACTCCAACAACATATCGCTAGGTATATCTTCTGTCTTGCAACCAGAATCCCAAAGAGCTTTAACCTCATCATTTTTTACTGGCAACTCATACTTCTCACATACCCCATTAAGAGAGGGGTATCTCCAAGACTGTCCACTAAGTATATATTCTACTAGCATGGAATCCCAAACTACAATTTTATTTTCTAGTATACCTTTACGCAGTTCTTCTACATACGGATTCATAGCTGTGTTTTTAAGTATATGGCAAATGTCAAACGCTATATTATGACCTACTATTATAGGACATTTAACAACAGACTTAATATAATCATCACACCACTCTTTCTGCTTATGGTCTTGATACCCTCTAGGTTCTTCCGCACCCTGTAATAATTTTCCTGTTCTCCTTAATCTTACAAATTCCATTCCGTCCTCTTGCTTATAAAATAGTATTGGTGCTATCACATCTGCTGTCTTTATTCCTATAGCTACTATCCAATTATTATCGTCAAACGGAGTAGCAAGACCACATTTCTTTTTGTCTTTATCTGTGTTATTAACAGTAGTTTCCACATCAACTACATAATATTTACTATCCATTTTTAAATCTCGCCTTGACAGGTTCTATTGTAACATCAAACTTACCATTAATCAATAACGAATCTCCACCACATATCTTATTCTTTGGTATGTATATGTACCTTTTGTTTCTATCGGCTACAGTTTCTTCGTTGCTACGTCCTATTGTAATTATAGCATCACACTCTCCCTGAACACCTGTCTTACTTCCGTATAACTGATTCATTTCTATCCACTTTTCTCCCTCTGCTGTGCCGTCTGCCCAAATAGTAAAGATAACAGTACAATGTTCTTTTGCCCATTGTCTTGCCTGTTCTCCCAATGCTTGTATTCTCTGTGCTTCATTGTATTTAGCACTATTAGAGCTTACTAACTTACTCAACTGGTCTATTATTATTAACTCTGGCGGGTACTCTTTTATAAGTTTCTCTACCTCTGCTATGCTTACGCTTGCCGAGTCTTTTATAATTATCCTATTCTCTCCACCTACTACTGCTTGGTATTCCTCTATTGCTTTAGGTACGTTACTAAACACTTCGTCTTTTGATTTCTGTATAGCAGATTGTATCTGTCTCAATCTAACTTTCTGCCCCCTTTCCTCGTTATTAATCCAGATAACGTGCTTACCCTTTGGCATAAGACTAGCTCTATGTGTAGCTTCACTTGCTAGTAACGTAGTCTTTCCCGAATCTGGTCTGCCACCTACGCAAATTAAATCTCCAATTCCAGTATGACCAATGGAGTCGTTTAAACACTCTAGTCTCCACTCGTAACCAGATTGGTTACTGGCATCTAAAATGTAATCTTCTAAATCATTATCTGTAAGTACAGAGGTATCTTCAAAATCATCAGGCATACAGTTTTGATGTTCGTTTACTAGGTCATATACTGGAGTCATGTCGTTTGACAATCCCTCTGCTATCTTTGCTACCTCATTAAATATCTTAGTAGCGTAGTCCATAGTAACAAAGTGTTTGACAATCTCCTCGTTTGGCATATCTCCAGAGGATTTCTTTTCTAGCTTTTTGAAAATAATCTGGTAGGTTTTTA